GTTGTTGGAGTGGAATTCTTTAATGTTGACATCAATTTCAATTGACGCAAGACCACCAGAATAGTCAGGAACAGGATAATAAGAGTTATTGGGTTGGTAGGACTTATAGTAATAAATCTGAGATGGATCACCATTTTCTTGATTAAACGAATCAAATTCTTGTACAGGATACTTCTTAATGTTGGACCAATCAGCTGAATAATAATACTTCTTCGTCTCGTCTTCTTCGGGGTCAATTTTTCCACATCTAACTCTACTAAAATCTATGTGATGTATTTCTGCGATCTGTTCTCTATCTCTTGTCCATATAACATTTAACGCATATCCACCGAATAATACAAGATCCAACGCCGCTTTGTGCATTACCTCATATATGGTTTCTTTACCGTTAATTAGTTTAACTGATGCCATTGGATAAGATGGAGATACGATACCATCACCTGTTATTTGATTTACTTTACTACTAACAATGGCCTTATGTATCGCACAGTTGTTATATCTTGAGATTAGGTAGTTAGGCATTAAATTGTCATCACCATAATAAACCCATTCTGATCTACTCAATACTTCACTAAACTTAGGAAGAATAGGTTCTTGTGTAAAATTAACTTTACCTAACTGATATTTTTTATTTTCCATATTATTCTATGTATATATATTTCTCACCATCTTCATTATTTGATTGATATTGAATAAAAGGTTCAGGATCATTCAATATTCTTAAATCACATAATGTGGTATATACTAATGTATTGTTATTTCCGAATATTTGTAATTGATATTGTCCCTCGTAATTAAGGTCATTAGGATTTCTTAAATCCAATATAATCTCACAATATCTATTGTTCTTACCAAACACACTATTATCACTTGTATTGATAGTATATGACTTAACTTCTTGTGATAAACTATGTGTAAATGTTAATAGATAGGTAGAAAAGTTTTCCCTTGAATTATTATTAATATTCAAGATCAATTCATTTATTCTATTTTTGTAGAGTATTTGCATATATAATTAAATATAAATTATTGAAAAGTGTGTTTAGTGTAAACAAAAAAAGGGATGAATATCACCCCTCCTTTTGCGTATAATTTGTATTCAGACTTATTTTTATTATCCTGAAATAGTAGCTCCTGAGAATACAGTAGCCAATGCTCCATCGATAATTCTTGCAGGAATCGGTTCCTGACCTGTGAAGGTTAATTCAAAACCGTTTCTGTCTCCTAATGCTGTACCAGTCAATGCTGATCCACCTGATAGGAACATACCTCTTACTTGACCTAACATATACTGAGTATCGTTTTGGTCGATCGCGATTACTTGAAGGTTATCTTTTTGCGACAATGCTTCTAATATCTGTCTCTTATCTTTGTCATACTTAAACATCACTAGTTCAAGTACTTGTTCAAAGAATATGGTACCGTTTTCGAAAGATTTGTTGATGTTTTGAGTAAGTGAGGAAGTACCTCTCTTTGTCTCAAAACCATAGATAGTAGTTCCTGTAACAACTGTAGCACCTGTGATCTGATCATCACCATCATAGGTAAAACCAGTGATTCCACCAGCAACAGTTCCAACTCCACCAACTATGTATACTTTCTTAATACCACCGATTGAATCAGAACATTCGTTTAAAGATACACCTTGGGTTATATAGCAACTCATAATTTTTTTCTTATTTTAAGTTTTTAAGTTTATTTAATGAGGGGGTTTTTAACCCCCCTCTATTATAGTCCGTTAGTAGCGAAATAGTTTACGGAACCAAATTTAGCGATCTGAGCACCATAGTTATAGTTAGCTCTGATTCTCAACTCATCGTTGTCTCTTGAATACCACATATCAAGTTTCTCGTGGTCAGAAAGTAAGTCGAAACCTACAACCATATACTCAGCAGGACCGATAGTTACCTTGTTAGATCCGTTAAGACCAATAGTTGGGATAACTTTAACATTACTGTTTGGATGAACAACACCCATTGCCCCTGCACCACCGATTTGTTGTGCACCATTGATATAGTTAGCGAAGAAGTTCGCTCTTGTCAATGCCTGAATGTACAATCTGTAGTTAGCGAATGATAAGAACACAACCAAGTCTTCTCTTGCTTGAGCGTTGTCATCAAGAGCGTTGATCAATTTGTCAACTTCAGTGATTGGGTTACCGTTAGAACCGTAAGCCGCAGATGGAGAGAAAGTTGTTCCTGATACAGATACCGCAACACCTGTCTGACCTGAAGCGATCAATGCTGAGAAACCATCGAAACAATCACCACCACCAGTGGTAGCACTCCATAGTTTCTGCTCAATTCTTTGTTGAATTTGTTTTACTTTAAGGTCAGCGATCATACTTTCGAATGGTACAGCCTCAGATGTTTGACCTGGTGCCATAAACATTGAAAGATAGGTATCGTAAAGATCCTTGTAACACAATGATTCGTTTAATCTTTCATCACAAGTTGTGATGTTTCTCTGAGAGAAGGTAGTTGTACCTGATGCTGACCAACCGCAAGCTCCTGATTGGAATGAAGGGTTAGAGTCTAAAAGGTTCAACGCCTGAGTACCTTTGATACCAAGTCTTACGTTTACGTGCATTGGAGTGGTCGCACCAACAAGTGCTTTTGATAACAACTCACCACCAACCTGATCGGTGAAACCAGAGATAGAAGATACTACATAACTAAAATTTTCTTTAGTGTACTTTTCCATTTTTTTAATTTGTTTTATTTCATTTTATTTTTTAGTGATGAGATAGCTTTGATTCTATTTTCTACCACATCATTTGATTTATTTTCGACTTTTGAAAAGTCTGTTTTTCCGTTGGCAATTTTCTTACCTGCAGGTTCTTTTTTGAAAGCCTGAAATTCATTTTCAAATGATTCCATTTTCTCTTTCATTTTTCTCATCTCATCAGCGATAGATTTAACTTCGTCTAAGAGTGGAAGTAAGGCTTGCACCAAATCATCAACAACTGGTGCCGCTTCTGATGGTACTTCAACTTCAACAGATACTTCATCTTCCATTTCTTCACCCTCAGGTTTCTCAACATCAACAATAACACCTTCAGCCGTCTCGACTTTGGTACCATCTTCCAATGTATGAACTCCGTCTGGTGCAGGTATTTCAGCTTCCTCTGTAACTACTACTACTTCGTTACCTTCAGCTAATTCACCATCAACTTTAATTTCAGTTCCGTCTTCAAGTTTAGCATCAACAAATCCGTATTTTACCATTAGGTTTTTGATTTGATTTACTACGTCTTTTGAACTCATAATTTTATTATATTTTATTCGTTTATATATTAATATATAAGGTGTTTATACTTAGACCACCTTTTATTCAATATTCTTTAATAATTCTGCGAGTTCTTTTAAAAACTCTAATTCTTTTTGTTCTCTTTTGAACTTTTCTACTTCTTCGAAGAATCCTGATACACTAAATCCATTCAATTCACCATTCTTTATTTTATCCCATACAAAGTCATTTTTAACCTTCATTGAGACAAACCAAGTACCTACAGGTAAATCTTGGAATCCATACTTATTGGACTTATCCTGATCATCTTCTTTTATCCACGATTCAATAACATATACATCTGATGCCGCTTTACCATTATGATCTATATCATTATTATCAATGAATTTATTCTTCATATACTTCTCAGCAATCATCTTAATAGTATCCTGTGTAAAGAATACATAATAAGGATTACCTTCTTTATCCTTTCGGAATATCTTGAGATTAGGTACCATCGCTGGTCCTACAACAATTTTCTTTTCATTATCAATTTGGAAGTCTTGTTTAGACATAGATGTTTTACCTGTAACTGTTTCATCAACATAATCAGGTAATGTAGATACATCATATCCAAATTGTTCTAATTTAGACTTAGCCCACGATAACGCAGACTTACCACCCCAAGCATCATACATTAACTTACCACATCCGTCAGAATATGATTTAGATGCCTGTAGATCCTTTTCGTGTCTTGAGAGGTATGAATACATTCTCTGTACAGTTTCCATTGATATAGGTTCACCTTTGGCCAATTGATTCGCTCGTTGTTTTCCTACATCAGTACCACAAGATCCCCATCCATTCTTTTCAACCCAATCCAATACATTCTTTGCGTTGTTCTTAACAGATTCAGGATAATCAGATACACTTTCCATATCTTCTTTAC